CAAACTTGATATGTGGGCGATCATGAATCGATAACTATGGAAAAGTTCTATGGCGGTGGCGGCAATCAGAATCCCACATTCATCTATCAGTTTAGAGTAAAGAAATTCACGAACGAAATGTACTTATGGTGTGAACAGTATCCTGGCAAAGGTCCATTCACACGTTGGCACGTTGAGCATTCATTTAGACGACAAGATGGGTGCGAGATACTTCACATGGAGTATCGTGATGCATACTTGGCATTTATGTATGCGTTTGCCGGTGAGATACTAGAAGACAAGTCAATAGGAAGTTTCAAAGTTGGCTATCAAAGTCAAAATCAAGTGTAACAATACACCTAGCATCTATTCTAACTATATCATGGATCTGGTTAGAGATTTGCGTAAGAAAGGCTATGCTCAAGGCATGGACTTTGATTTTGCTTTTGTGCCTGTGGAAATTGATCCAAACAGCTATGAAACTATAGAAGAAAAACATACAATATTTGTGTTCTACAAAGAGGAAATTGCAACATGGTTCAGTTTACGGCATCAATAGAAACAGTCACTAAAGAACCGGGTCTAGAAGAACAAATTGCAAAAATTCTAGCCGAAGAAATTGATTGGGAATTATTAGCTAATTGGTTCGTGCAGTCTGGCTGGACAATGATTGACTTGCCTCGTTTCAAAGACAGATACGAATCTATTGACGTTGAACTATGGATAGATGAAAACTGCAAGGGCAAACATATGCATCGTGGCAAGACATATGTTTTTGAGCGCAAAGAAGACGCTGAGTGGTTTATGTTGCGATGGCTATAAAGATAGTATGGGGCAGAAGCATAGGATGGAACATGTCATTTAATGGTATGGGAACGTTTCTCCCTAAAGGCTGGACACCAATGAATATTACACAGATTATCACGGACGGTGCAGATTGCTATCCATGGCATGAGTATTTTGCTATCATTCCTCGTAAAACAGTTAGTGGCACACGCATCTTCTGGGAGAAAGCATACAAGCGAAAAGTATGGGTAGTGTGGGGCACTGGGTTTCACATGGAACCTCATGTGCAATATGCTACCGCATTTGATTTATTGACATACGATGATAAAGATACCTTTACCACATAACACATTCACGGGAGAGCAAGAGCAATGGCTTGCCCATAATGTAGGACCACGTATGCATTATCTACACAATAGCATAGGTGGTCAAGGCTGGTTAGTAAAAAACGAATGGGAACCTAGCATGGTACAAAAGCGATGGTATCTCACACTAGAAGATGACAAACTTGCTACATTCTTCACAATCAAATTCTCCTCATGAGTACCATACCTCCATTCCAAGATTATGATGACAATGATCCAGAAATAGACTTTCGCAAGAACCGTTGGAACTACTGGCAAGCATTGAAAACAATTCGTCAAGAATACATGGCTGATTTAAAAGCACTTGATGGACAGTTTGATGCATACGACTTTGAAGACTATATAGAAGCAAACTATGGCATCAAGATGAACATAGTAGATGGCAACATCACCGACGGGTACAAGATCATGGACGAAAAGAAGTACCTAATATTTTTACTGAAATACCAATGATATGTCATTTGTACAAATAAACGATTATGAAGAACCAATAACTTTTCGCAAGTTCAAGAAAACAGTGCATAACGGCACTGAGTGGGAAGATAAGATTTTCTACGAAACGAAAACAAACACTCAAGCGGCGTCACGTTGGTTAGAAAAGAATTATGGTCCAGGTTGCTACTGTCAACTATGGTGGGGCACGTTCAACGCTGTCTGTATGTCCGAAAAGGTGTACACGCACTATGCTCTTAGTGTATTATAAGAGAAAAGGAATATTATGGCAGACGTAATGATTGACATTGAATCACTTCACACTTCACCAGATTGCGTGATTCTAACTATTGGTGCGGTACTCTTTGACCCTAAGGGACAAGGCATTATCGACAAGATTGAAATTCGACCAACAATCGATGATCAAACAGAAATTTATGATCGAAAGATCAACGACGACACGATTGCATGGTGGGGCAGACAGTCTCCAGAAGCCATCGAGGAAGCACTAGGAGACCAAGGCCGAGTGTCTTACCCTGATGCCATGGCACAGCTACACAAGTTCTGCTGGAATCGAGCCAAGAGCCCGTGGAGCAACGGAGCAACATTTGACATTATCGTTATGGAGAATGCATGGCGACAACTAGGCATGGTACCACCTTGGAACTTCTGGGATATCAGAGACACACGTACCTTGTATGATGTTTGTGGCGTCAAACTAAAAGATGGTGGACATGTAACTAGCCACAAAGCGGTAGAAGATGCAGAGCGCCAAGCTATTGTTGTGCAACAAGGTTACATGAAATTGATCAAAGCTGGCTTAGTAGCACCAAGATGAACTTAGAACAAGAAACAACATGGAGAACGTTGCAAGGATTGAAGCCAATTCAATCCTGGAGATGTAGGCTCGGTTGGCATCGATGGACTAACTACGAATTACACGAACGTAGAGACTGGGGTGATTCAATTGTAGCACGTTGTCATTGTGCAGATTGCGGATTGCCTAGACTAGAACAACCTTACACCTCACGTAGAGCAAAATGAGAATTGATTCAGACATTGACATTGACTTTGGACGTAGGGATGATATCTTAAAGCATATCACCCACGTCCGCGCGGCCATGCACAGCGTCAAGCCACATCGCCCACACAATACAGGCGTGTATGTTACTGACGTTCCATATGACCCTATCAATGATATATGTGCGATTGATTACAACGAGGCAGAGAAACGTGGTTATTTCAAGCTAGATTTCTTGAATGTCCACGTTTATGAAGATGTGCGTGATGAACAACACTTAACTGAGTTGATGAAGAACCCAGACTGGTCAAAATTAAATGACCAGAGTTTCGTTGAGAAATTGATTCACTTGAACAATCACTATGCAACGATGAAGAAAATGCCAGAGCCGATTGATAGTATTCCTCGACTAGCAATGTTCTTGGCAGTCATCAGACCAGGCAAGAAGCATCTTATCGGCAAGAAATGGTATGAAGTCGGGCGAGAAGTCTGGGACAAGGGTACTGATGGATACACTTTCAAACAGGCACATGCAATTGCTTATGCACATTTAGTAGTAGTGCATATGAACTTATTAGGAGAAAAGAAATGAACTCAGCAGATATGGCGATGAACTTGATTTATCGTGCTAAAAATTTACAAGAATTTACAGTAGAAGTCGAAGTGCCAGATAACTTTAGATTCAACGGATTGATTCCATTTGATATGACGATTGAAGACAATATTATGAAGGCTAAAGTCTATGGTCTAGACTTTGACGAGGCTGTGGCCACGTTTGACAAGTACTTGTCAGAGAATACAGATATTTAAGGCATCTTGCGTACAAGCGTAATACTCTTACGCTTGCTTCTACGCTTATTAAGCTCGGCCATGCTACAAACTGGCCCATGTACGATAACCAAGCTCTTGTTATTGAACGTTCTCAAATAAGGCTTGAAAATAGCCCAGTCATCCTTGAGGAATAGGTTGATAGGTATAAGTCTATTTGATTCCCACCACCATACGTCTCCTAGCTCTAGGAACTTTTCCTTGATTACTGGGTCAACAATTGATCCATAGTCGTATATGGTTGTAACCATGTCATCACGATTCTGCACAATACCAACGTAATCCTGGTTGGCATAGGAGCATACTGTAATGAAAGGGTGGTTTTCCGTTAATTTCTGAAAAAATTCGTTATGAATCATTGTGATTTTATTATTGAAGTATTTAGCGGGCCACTAAACCATAAAGAATAAATAGATTATTAGGAGCGTACATTTGTGTATTCAACATCAGTCTTTTACTATACCCAGCGCCAAATTGTTGTGCTACTATCAGGAAACTCTCCAAGGAGCTATATGCCAGTTTATGCTAAACCACTAACACTACACAAGGGTGTCGATAATCAACTTCAATTCCAGTTCTTGAACCAGGAACAAAAACCAGTCAATATTACTGGGGTAGATATTACGTGCAGAATCTTGAATTATCAAGGCAATCAAGTGTTATTGCAGAAGGCACTAACTCCAGGTTTGACAGTTAACGGCCTATGTTCTTTATACGTTAACGCCGCTGATTTAGCAGATATTGACGCACAGAAATGCTATTATACTCTAGAGATTCCAGTAGGACAGTTTGACTTCCCTGTATTCGTGGATCAGAATGCTGGTGGACGTGGTGATTTAAATATCGTTAACAGTATCCTACCTAGTTTCGTTCCGTCTGATAAAATTACTATTCCGACCAGTCAGATATTCCCTAACACGAACCCTGATGCTGGTGGACCGTCCTCAAACTCTGAGACAGTTACATATTTTTCTAGTGTAATTACAACTGACGATAACCCTATTATTACGATTCAGACTGGTTATGATCAGTTTACTGGGAATGTATTAATTGCAGGTTCTACGGTTGTTGATAATGACTGGTATCCAATCGAGTTACACGAATATGCCAATCTTTCAGATACCCAAGGCTATGTAATTCGCGGATATCATCCATATATTCGCATGACATTTGAATCAAACGCAGGCGCAGTCACCAACATATTGGCAAGATAACTCACCACTTGAGTTGATTTTGTAATAGTTAGGTGTTATACTTTATTGATGTTTGATATCCTTTCTATTATACCTGGCAAGAAAAAGCATACTTCCAGCGGATGGACGAGTTTTAACGCCATCTGCTGTAGTCACTTTGGCCACAAGGCAGACCGCAGAATGCGGGGCGGTATCAAATTTGACGGCCAACACAACTGGTCATTTCACTGTTTCAATTGTGGTTTCAAGTGCAACTTCACTATAGGTCGGAGCATCAGTGTCAAAACTCGACAACTGTTGTCATGGTGCGGCATCGATGAAATCGAGATCCAACGATGGAGTCTCGAAAGCCTCCAATATAAAGACCTACTTGATTTTACTCCAAAAAAGCGAAAGAAAATTAAGTTCGAGGAGCATCAACTTCCATTGGGTGAAATCGTTGACAAAACGAATCCACAACACAAAGTATACGTAGACTATTTGAAGACTAGGAAGATAGATAGTAATGATTATCCCTTCTTAATCACCCCGAATGAGCGGGGTCGAATGAACTATCGTGTCATTATTCCCTACACTTACAAGGGAAAAATCGTCGGACACACATCTAGATTTCTAGACAACAAAACCCCAAAATACATTAACGAACAGCAACCAGGTTATGTCTTTAATATTGACATGCAAAAGGATGATTGGCAAGTTTGTATTTTAACAGAGGGTATTTTTGATGCACTGGCAATCGATGGTGTCGCTGTCATGCACGATGATATTAGTAATGAACAAGCAGAATTATTATCAACCCTAAATCGACAGATTATTGTAGTTCCAGATCGTGACAAGACTGGTATGAAAATGATTGATAGGGCATTATCACTGGGATATCAAGTTAGTTTACCTGATTGGGACGCCGATATTAAAGACGTTAACGATGCAGTGGTCAAGTACGGCAAGCTACAGACCCTATTAAGTATCCTTCAATCAGCGACTAATAGTAAAATTAAACTAGAATTACAGAGGAAGAAAATTGGCAAACAAAGCGGATTCTAAACAAAAGATAGATTACAATAAACCAGAGATACAAAAGTTATTTTTAGAAATGATGTTGACTAACGCAGAGTTATACACTCGTGTTATGAACATCATGAACAGTGAAAACTTTGACAAGACGTTGCGCCCTGTCGCAGAAATGTTCAAGTCTCACACTGACAAGTATAGCGTATTACCTGATCCAGTGCAGATCAAAGCATTGACTGGCATTGAGATTAATCCTGTTCCAGGCATGAACACAGGGCATGACGAATGGTTCTTAGATGCTTTTGAGGCATTTACTAAGCGCCAAGAACTCGAACGTGCGATTCTCAAAGCCGCTGACATGCTTGAGAAGGGTGACTTTGATCCTGTTGAGAAACTAATCAAAGACGCAGTGCAAATCAGTCTACAGAAAGACATGGGTACCGATTATTTCGCTGACCCACAGGCTCGTATTAACAAGTACTTTAATGCTGGTGGCCAAGTCTCTACCGGCTGGCCACAGATGGATAAGATTCTCTATGGTGGCATGTCACGTGGTGAATTGAACATCTTTGCGGGTGGTTCAGGTTCAGGTAAGTCACTTGTTATGATGAACTTAGCCTTGAACTGGTTGGGCGTTGGCATGTCGGGTGTTTATATCTCACTTGAACTTTCCGAAGAACTTACATCACTACGTACTGATGCGATGGCAACTAGTATGGGCACAAAAGAGATTCGCAAGAATATCGATGATGCTCACTTGAAGGTCAAGATGCTTGCCAAGAAGTCTGGTCAGTATCGTGTTAAGGCACTGCCTGCTCAGTCAACAGTCAACGACATTCGTTCATACTTGAAAGAAGTACAGATTCAAACAGGTATCAAGGTTGACTTTGTGATGGTAGACTACCTTGACTTGGTTATGCCAGTGTCAGTTAAAGTTAACCCCAACGACCAGTTCATCAAAGACAAATACGTTGCAGAAGAATTGCGTAACCTTGCAAAAGAGATGGGCATTCTACTTGTTACAGCGTCACAATTGAACCGTAGTGCCGTTGATGAACTTGAGTTTGACCACTCACACATTGCTGGTGGTATCTCTAAGATTAACACAGCGGATAACGTATTCGGTATCTTTACTAACCGAAGTATGCGTGAACGTGGCAAATATCAGATACAATGTATGAAATCTCGTAGTTCGACAGGTGTCGGTCAAAAGATCGACCTAGACTATAATATTGAAACCATGCGTATTACCGATGATGATCCAGATGGCTATGCGGACCAACAAGCAAAGTATAAGCCTGCGCCATCACCTAATGATATAATGAGTAAGTTTAAAACACAGTCCACGATAACATCTACCGAACCAGTAATTGATCAGTCAACAGGTGAAATTCTTGAACCAGTTCAAAAGAAAGTTGTTGCAGATGTGCAAGGCTCTAAGCTCAAGGGTCTATTGAACTCATTGAAGAAATAAATCGTTTTACTGATAAATACTGCTAGGATAATTAATTATATGCAAAGAAAAACACGCTCACTTTTGCAGGAACTAGAAGAACTCGGCAATAACCGTGATACAAGTCACGTTATTGAAAGCCGAGCAAGCAACATTATTACTAGTGCAATTCACTTACTGGAAATGATCCAGAAACATTATCCAGAGGAACAAGCTCAGATTTTGGAGCGCAAGTTACTTAGCTCCATCAAGAGTCGTGACAAGGATAGATTCTCTAAGTCCATCAAAAAGAATAGAGATTAATCGTGACTAATCTGGCCTCTCTTGTTGAAACCATTGATACATTATCTCGTCCTAAGAAAGGTCATTTGGATCATCCAGAAGACTTAATTTTCTTGGACGGGTCGAATGGTGCAAACAGTGCTATTGATTCCATAGTCAATACGGTCAAAGATCCAAATTCAGTGACTATCAAGTGGGATGGATATCCTGCCTTGATTTTTGGACATGGCCGTGACGGTAGATTTTCTATCATGGACAAGCACATGTTTAACAAGAAAGATGGCTCAGGCAGAGAAATCTTTAGTCCAGAAGACTTTATTGCATATGATACAGCACGTGGTGTAGCTCGTGATAGTCTACACAAAATCATTAATCATATCTGGTCAGGTTTAGCTAAAGCCAGTCATGGCGGCATGGGATATTACTGGGGCGATTTGCTATTCAGTCATCCTCTAAAAGATCAAAATGGTGAATATGCATTCAGGGCAAATCCTAATGGCATTCAGTATCATGTTGCAGTCAACAGTGATGTTGGCAAACTGCTAGACGGCAAACAGGCCGGTGTTGCAGTACATCAGTTCCTATCTCCAGAGGCACCAAGTACTGATATGGCACAGTCCTTGAACGGCACTATTGGCAAGCTAAAAAATGATAGTGATGTGGCGATTGTTCCAAGCAAAATGCCCATCACTCCTAATCTAAAGGCAGATTCTTCTTTGGTGAAGAATGCCCAATCGGCAGTACAGAAATACGGACAAGCAGTAGATCAGTTCTTTGCTAATGCACCACAAGCACGTAATTCATTTGCTCAATTATTCACCGTCTATGTTAACAAGAGAATCGTTGCCGGAGACCTAAACAATCTACTCGATGGATTCATGGATTTTATCGCTAGTCGACCAATGACCGATAGAATGAGAGCCAAGATTACTGAGTATCTACAAAGCAATCAACAAGCACTGACCGGTGCATTTACAATCTGGGCTGAAATCTACAAGCTCAAGATGGATATTATCTCTCAATTGAATAGTGCCGCAGAAGCTAGTCCAGTTAAAGGATATTTGCAGAATGGCTCTCAAAGTCATGAAGGTTTTGTTTCCAATGGCATAAAACTGGTGGATAGACTCGGTTTTAGTCGCCAAAATCTCTCAGGAAGATAGTCAAAATGGTGCTTTTTTATTACGAATGATAAATAAATGTATGAATCAGTAGGATTCAACACATTTAAAGGAATATTAAAATGGCACAATTTACACGTACCCATGGTGACTATCAACCAGTAATGAACTATGACGCACCAGCTTATACAGTTGGCGCAGTTAACGCTGTTACATCAGCGGCTACAGTACAACCACAAGGTCCTAAGCTAGACTTCTTCACAGCTACTGCTACAGGCGCTTTGTCAACTACTCAAGTTAACACAATGGTTCAAACAATCCAGCAATTAGCTACTATCTACTTGTACGAGTACACAGACGCTTCTGACGATACACTAGCATTCGCTGTTTATCCAGTTGGCGCTTGGACTACTTCTGCACTAGACACTGCTTTCACAGCGGCTGGTGTAACTGGTACAACTACTACAGCTACAGCTACATTCACAGGTTAATTTTAACTTGCCCCATAAAGAACCCGAGATTTTCTCGGGTTTTTTTATTCCTATTAAATAGTTGTATGAGTTACATGATTACCTGCTACACACTATTTGATATCACATCGACGAATGTGTTGAGTCGCCATCGCCCAGAGGTAGGACAGGATGAAAATCAGTGGCGCTACAAACGCAACACACAATGTAATTTCGATACTATTCTACAAGCAATATCTCTACGTTCACAACCAGACGTTCTATCTAAGCCAGAAAAATCCCTGATCAAGTTCAGCGAATTCACTGAGTTTGGATTTCTTTTCGAACAACAAGAGGATGAGACATATCCTTGCTGGTCATTCAATTTTGAAATTCACCATCTTAGTGTGTTCAACGACGGAATTTCAGAACTAGGAGCCCTGTATGGCGATTGCCATGGTGTGCCTATGATTAAGTGTGGCACAGAGTGGGATAAGTTACCTGTCACCCTAGACAGCACTGACGAGTTGAGAAACATATACTTTAAGGTCATGATCAATGATAACTGACAAAATACTCAGAAAAATAGAGCGAGTTATTCCCAAGGAGCAAATTAAATCACTCCAGGATATAGTCGTATACCAAGACGAAGATGGTACCTATCAGCTATTTGAGCAATATTCTATTGAGAAGGTAGGCTCTAGCTACATTGTATCGGGAAACAGTCTTAGTAAAACACTGTCATTCTCTGTTCTAAAACATGCAGTGACCTGGTGCACCTATGACAAACGAAACAAGATCCTAGATGCTAACTCCATCTTGGATTTAGATCACAAAATAAGCAGACTTGAATCTGATATTAACATTCGTCAAGCTATGGCCAAAAAGGCAAAGTCTCCAGACGACAAGTTGATATACATTGCCAAGTTAGGTGAAGACAAACTTAGACGCAAACAAATGATAGAGCAATTGGATAGCTTTGTCAGAGAATCAAGAAATTGGCAGTCTAATCGCCTAAGCAAAAGCTAAACCTTAACACAAAAAGATAAATACATTATACATTTGTTTGGAATGGAAACCTATGAAACTAACAGAATTTGACAATAACACCGTAACTAATGCATCACGTGCATTAAAAGAACACTATGAGCTACCTTTCAATGTTGATAGCATGAATATGCCAGCTACTACAAAGATGCTTAACAAGGTTCGCGGTCTAATCAAGGAATCACAGGCTAGCGCCGATTTCTATAAGAGCCAAGCTACACCAGCATACATGAAGCTAGTATTCATGGAGCAAGCGTTAGCATCACGCCACAGCTATCTACAATCACTACCACAGACTCGCATTGTTGTAGAGAACGAAGAAGTTGAAAAATCTCAAGTCGTTTTAGCGGCACAAGACCTAGTTGATTCAGTACAGAAAATGCTTGAAGAAGTTGGTCAAATGCAAGTTAAAGAATTGCCAGCTCTAGTCTCTAGCATCGAATCAGAAATCGGTGTACAAGAGAGCCAGCAATATGATCAAGCCGTATCTCAGCAACTTGACCAACTAAGTGCCGCCCTAAAAGAGGCATTCACTGGTCTAAAAGGTGCGCTAGGTACTGTCACTGGCCAAGGTGATGCAGGATTCGACGATGGCATGGGTGCAATGGATCAGATGGACGCAGGTCTAGACGACATGGAAGCCGGTGCCGCAGAGATGGGTGACGACATGACTGACATGGCCGCAGAACTTCCTGCACCAGAACCAGCAGAAGAACCAGACGCAGAACTAAGCGCAGTTGGCCGCGCAAAGCGTTAATCATGCGTTTATACGAGTTTGCTGATCCTCAAGTAATTTCTCTAATCGCTATCGGTAATCAATTAAAAGATGCTATCGATAGCGGTAAGGCAGATTCTAACTGGACCGTTGATGAATTACTGAAATATTTTCAGGCATACGGAATCAATTTGTCTGCCGGAGACTTGAGAAAAATGATTACTCAACCGCCATTGAATAAGATTATCAGCAATATTCAAGGCGATCAAGTTGTTTTCGTTGGCCAAGATAATGCTCAAGGCGAAGAAAACGACGAATCGGAAAATCAAAAAGTTGTAGACCAGATGGCTAAATCAGCCATGAAGTGATATTTCCTTTCCTAAAATGGACATTACTCATTTAGTAGTTAATGGTTGTAGTTGGACATATTGCGAAGGCTTAGCACATCCAGATACTCAGGGTTGGCCAGCACTATTAGCTAAAAAACTAGGTGTTGAATTTGTAAACTTGGCAGTTCCTGGATGTGGCAATGATAGCATACACCGCAGAACATACGAGTATGTCATTGAAAATCTACCATCAGGAAGTAAACCTCTTTTCATTATAGCATGGAGTCAATACTGGCGCAGGGAATCATGGTATAATGAACTACATGGAATCAAAGATTTCAATGATTATTCATTGATAACAATCCCACCTTCTGGCCCCAGATCAAATACTGAACGAGCATTATTGGATAATTGGAACGAAATAGATTTTTATAGAAAAACATATTTGTATAAAATCTCATTGATCAATCTGTTCGAAAACAATAATATACCATATTTAATGTCTGATTATGCAGACAACCATGATACTCAAGTTATAAAAACTATTCAGGATAGATTTCCTAACTTAGTAGATATGTGCTTAAACAACAGCAAACACTTGAGTCCATTTTACAAAATAACACATGACTATCCAAAAACAAAATGTGGACACGATGGACCAGAAGCGCAACAAGTGTTGTCTTCCTATATTAAAACAGAGTTGGATAATCAATATGGCTCATTCAATATTGTGCCTGGAAGTTTCCTGACTTTAAACAATTTCAAAATATCAAATACTGGCGATAGTATTGCTGATAGAAGGCTCAGATATCGACCGTAAGTATTGCATTTGTAAATATTATTGCTTATAATACTTTAATGTACATACCAAATAAATTTAACTATGTTCCCATGAGCCGAGTAGAGGTAGATGGAAAACGTAGATATGCAACGCCAGACGGCGAAAAACTCCCCTCAGTTACCACAATCCTAGAAGCTACAAAGCCAGAAGAATCTAAAAAAGCTCTACAAGAATGGCGCAATCGAGTAGGTGCACAACGAGCGCAAGCTATCACGACAGAGGCAGCCAGTCGTGGCACAAGAATGCACAAGTTCTTGGAAGACTATATCAAAACAGGAGCAATCAGTGAGTCCGGAAGCAATCCATATAGCGTCCAAAGCCATAAAATGGCACAGTCTATCATCAGTCAAGGACTGGTCAACTGCACTGAGTTTTGGGGTACAGAAGTTCCTCTTTATTTTCCTAAAGTATATGCCGGAACAACTGATCTGGTTGGCGTACATGACGGTAGCCCTGCTATCATGGATCACAAACAGGCCAACAAGCTGAAAAAGAAAGAGTGGATTTCAGACTACTTTATTCAACTGGCAGCCTACGCTAATGCTCATAATGAAGTACACGGCACTGATATTCATAAGGGTGTGATTTTCATGTGTACCGCAGATAATATCTATCAAGAGTTTATCATCGACGGCACAGAATTTGACCATTGGACCAATGAGTGGTTCAAGAGAGTCGAGCAATACTACATGCAGTTCATATAGGATTTTTGATAAATAAGTGTAAATCTTTCAAAGAATACACTTATGGCAATCATACAAATCTCAAAAATCCAGCAACGTTCCGGCAATCTAGTTGATTTACCTCAGTTAGATGATGCTGAATTTGGTTGGGCAACGGACGCAAAACGACTGTTCATTGGTAAAACAACGCCCAATGAAAATATCGAGGTATTAACTACATATTCTAACATTAGTTTTAGTCAGTTAAATGGTGCTGTCGGTAATTTAAACATGGAATCTGTTACCAATGGTCAGATTCTTAC